CAATGAAACAAAATGGTATAAACCGAGTAAAGAGAGAGAGTTACCAGATTGGGCAAAGGCCATCTTTAGTGGTGGTATGATTGCCGCTGGTAATATACAGACAGAAGAAGAATTGTTCCAAGTCACAACAATGGCCGAAAGTAATTTACATAATTACTTAGATAAAATTGTTAATTTCAAAAATGACTCGAAACAAGAAGATGTTATAAAGGCACAGAATTACTACTGTGAATATCAACAACAAAACCCACATACACCTAGAGTTATGTTATCTTTAGGTTTGAAAGAAGAAGATGTAATAGCGTTTAATAAAGACCATCTTTTTCCGAAGATAAATACTTAATATGAAATTAGATAAAAAATTGACAATACAATATGTTGCAGTTATTATAATATTTTTAATTGCTTTACTTTTAACTTCAATTGTAAAAGCAGATGAAAAGAAAATATCTGAATTAGAAAAAAGAATATCACAATTAGAATCAAACAAACTATCAATACCTAAAGGCCTTTTTATTACAGGTGAAGTTGAAGGTTATTATGATGACCGTACTTATGATAGTGGTTTAGACTCAAGAGCTGAATTACAAATAGGTGTTACACATAAGTTTAATAATCATTATGTAAATTGGACTGGTGCTTCAATGTTATATGATACTTATTATTCACTTGATACTACTTTAAATAATACGGTACAAGAAAAACAAATGGGATTTGGTAATGACTATTACAGATTATATCTTGGTGAAACAGACGCACAACGTTTAGGTTTTGCTAAGACACCTAAAGTAGGTGCACCATTAATTATTACACAAACAAATTCAAGGTTAGACCATAGAGAGAAAACAGTTCTAGCGATTGGTGGTTTTAATTGGGACGATCAATTTGATTTTGATTCATATAGATTAAGAAATGATTTACCATTAGGTTTAGTTGTAGGTTGGGACAATGAACGAGATGCTTTATATACAAGTGCAACAGTAGGACTCTTTGGTTATGCTGATTTATCTTATATGCAAATTAAAAATCCAAAAAGTTCAACAAGTGTTTCTAGCTTTAATGAAAGAACACAACAAGGTTGGTCATTGGGTGGCAGTTTATATCGTTGGGACATTCCTTTAATATGGGGTACAGAAGTTTGGGACGATAAAGATACAGGTTTTGCTGACAAGAACAGATATGACTACGGTGTGTTATATAGTTTTAATGAAAAAATTTATGGTACTGTTCATAGAACAGAAAATGATGACCTAGGATTTACAGGTAACTATTACGGACTTGTTTATAATATACATACAGAAGATGATAAACACAAACGACCAGATAAAAGAGCTGGTTTAGAGTTTGGTTTGTATTACCACGATAAAGAACAAACATCAGTATATACAGGTGTCTATAAAGATTATAACCCACAGTTATTAGCAACTATTCGTTATAAGTTCTAATTCTATTATTATAAATAGTAAGTATGGCAACTCCATCTACTAGAGAAACACTTAAGCAATATGCTTTAAGAGCATTAGGAAAACCAGTTATAGAGATTAACGCTGATGACGACCAGTTAGAAGATAGACTGGATGAAGCATTACAATTCTATGCTCAATATCATTATGATGGTATTAGACGAACATATTTAAAGTATCAAGTTACGGATGCTGATAAACAAAGATTACAAGCGTCTTTAGGTTCAACAGAAACGGCCACTAAGAATTCCGTTTCATCTACTTGGTATGAAGGAAACAATTTTTTAATAGTTCCTGAAACAGTTATTGGTGTAACTAATATATTTCCATTTTCAGATAAAGCTAGTATGAATATGTTTGACGTAAGATACCAATTACGTTTAAACGACCTTTACGATTTTGGTTCAACATCAATTATTAACTATGATATGGTGTTAAGACATTTGGATTTCTTAGATCAAATATTAGTGGGTATAAAACCTATAAGATTTCAACAACATGATAATAGATTATATATTGATATGGATTGGGTTAATGATTTACAAGTTGGAGAATTCTTAGTTATTGACTGTTATCGTAAATTAGATCCAGCAACATACACAGACGTATTTAACGACCAATGGTTAAAAAGATATACAACAGCGTTATTTAAAAAACAATGGGGTGCTAATTTAAGTAAGTTTGATGGTGTTACAATGATTGGTGGTGTTAAGTTAAATGGAGAGAAAATCTTTACAGACGCACAAACAGATATTGAAAAATTAGAAAAAGAAATAAGAGATAGTTTTGAAATAGCACCAGCATTTTTAGTAGGTTAAAACTATGCCAGTAAATCATTATTTTCAAGGCGGCCATGGTATTGGCAATCAAGCTGAAAAAACACTTTACGAAGATTTAATTGTAGAAGGCTTAAAAATATATGGACATGATGTCTATTATTTACCTCGCACATTAGTTAATAGAGATTTAATACTAGGTGAAGATACATCTAGTAAGTTTGACGATAGTTATTTAATTGAAATGTACTTTGAAACAACTGAAGGATTTGCAGGTCAAAAAGAATTAATCAATAAATTTGGATTAGAAATAAGAGAAGATACAACTTTTGTTATAGCTAAAAGAAGTTGGCAAAATCAAGTAGAAAATCCAGCAACTCAAATAGTAGAAGGCCGTCCTAATGAAGGAGATATTATATATTTTCCTTTAATGAATAGTTTTTTTGAAATACAGTTTGTAGAAGATCAAGAACCATTTTTTCAATTAGGTAATCTACCAGTTTATAAATTAAGAGTAACACGTTGGGAGTATAGTTCAGAAGAATTAAATACAGGTATTGCAGAAATAGATGATAAAGAAACTCAATACTCATTAAATTTATTATTAAACAAGTTTACACTTGAAGATGAAAGTGGTTCATTAAAATTAGAACAAGATCAATCGTCAGGTCAACCAAACTTCTTATTAAATGAAGAAGCAACAACTACAACAACGGTGGCAACACAATCCACTTACGCTCAAAATTTAGATTTAGATACTGAAGCCGGTTTTGATACAGGCTCTGTAGCTGACGATATATTAGACTTTACAGAAACAAACCCTTTTGGAGAAATTAACTAATGTTTGGTAATTTTTTTTACAACGAAGGAATGAGAAAAATAATAATTGCATTTGGCCAATTATTTAATAACATTGTTATTCAATCAACTTCAAGCACAGGTGCCGTAACTAAAAGATTAAAAGTACCTTTAGCCTATGCACCAAAAGAAAAATTTTTAGTTAGACTTGACCAAAAACCAGATTTAGATGATAGAAGTTTTGCAGTTACTTTACCTAGATTAGGATTTGAAATTTCAGGTTTAGCTTATGACGCTACAAGAAAATTAACAAGAGTTCAAAAATTCAAAAAAGTTAAATCTGGTGAATCAGGAGAAGTTAATAATTTTAATTATGTACCTGTACCTTATAATATAAGTTTAAATCTATATGCATTTACAGCTACAGCTGAAAATGGTTTACAAATTATAGAACAGATATTACCTTTCTTTCAACCTGATTACACGATTACAGTAAACGTTTTGCCAGAGATGAATATAAAAAGAGATATACCTATAGTTTTAAACAGTGTATCTTATGAAGATAGTTATTCAGGTGATTTTACGACTCGTAGGGCCGTTATATATACCTTAAACTTTACTGCCAAAACATATTTGTTTGGGCCTATGTCCAATCAAGGTGTTATTAAAACTGTACAGTCAGATATTTACACTGATACAAATACAACAACGGCAAAAAGAGAAGAAAGAATTGTGGTAGTGCCAGACCCTACTACGGCTGATGCAGATGATGATTTTGGATTTACAACAACAATTACTTCTTTCACAGACAGTAAGAAGTATAACCCCGTGACTGATACTGATGTTTAATTATGACAAAACTAGAAGATAAAGTAAACGAGATACTTGGCATAGAACCTGATAATAAATCTACACTAGAATCTATAGTTAAGATAGATAATCCTCCTGTTCCTAGAATAGAAGATACAAACAAATCTGATGTAGATAACGATTACAAATATAGTCGAGATAATTATTATGACCTTATACAAAAAGGCCAAGAAGCAATTGAAGGTATCTTAGAAATTGCAAAAGAAGGCCAACATCCAAGAGCATACGAAGTAGCAGGCCAGTTAATTACTAACGTTGCACAAACAGTAGATAAGTTACAAGACTTACAAAAAAAATTAAAAGATTTAAAAGACTTACCTAAAACTGCAAATCAAAATATTAAAAATGCTTTGTTTGTAGGTTCTACTGCTGAATTACAAAAAATGTTGAAAAGAGAAAGTGAAAAAGACAATGATAGTAACAAATGAGTATCATATAGATAGAGTTGAGTTTCCTTCTGTCTGTGTTGATAATTTTTTTCAAAATCCTGATTTAATTAGAGATTACGCTTTAAGTTTGCCATACAATCCTACTCCTAAAGGTATGTGGCCTGGATTTAGAACAATAGAAATGGAATACTTTAATCCTAAATTACAAGAACATATTTTTGGTAAAATTTTAAGTTGTTATTACGATTTAACTGTAGATTCAGTTAGTTGGAAAGATTCAGAAATAACATTTACAAAAATTCCTCATTTAGGTAGAAATAAAGATAGTGTTTTAAACCAAGGATGGATTCATACAGACGAATATATGGATTTTGCTGGATTAATATATTTAACACCTAATGCATATTTAGAATCAGGAACTTCTTTATATAATTTAAAGGAAGAATATTCTCAGATACAGGATGATTCTACTAGGCAACCAGCAAAAGAATTTTTTTATCTTGGTAATGAAATAGATGAAAACATATATAAAAGAGAATTAGATAAAACTATGGAAA